CACACAAAAAGGAGAACCAATGATAGATGCTTTGCAGATTGTCCAGAAGTACTTCCCGAGCGTCACCGAGGTCCACGATGCCGACGACGACCTGCTCCTGGAGGTCAACGCCCAGGACTCCACCGAAGGCAAGTTGAAAGACCACTCACACTGTGCCTTCGCCCGTGCGTGCCAAAAGAAGTTCAAGGCTCGCGGGGTCATCGTGTCGATCAACACCGTCTATGTCATCCAAAAGGAAGGTGCCACCCGCTACAAGCTCCCTGAGAGTGTGTCGCGCGAAATCATCTCTTTTGACCGCAAGGGTGGATTCGCGGAAGGTGAGTACATGCTCAAGGCGCCTCCCAAGTCGAATAGGCTTGGAGCACGGCATGAACGCCCCGACAACCGCACAGGCTCTCACGCAGGCAAGCGCAAGGGCAAGACGCGCTTCATGCACCTCACCACCGGCATCCGGGCCATGCTCAAGGGCGGAGAGAGGTTGGCCTGAGGTTGGTGAGCCTGCACTAAGGAGAGCACAAGTGACCATCCCCGACAAAGAGAAAGAACGCATCCATGAACTCCTCGGCGAATACCACCGCCTCGCCCATGCCATGCAGTCCGGCGTGAAGTGGGAACAGGAGCACGGGGTGGACGACGGCTCGCCTAAGCACATGCGTGTAGGAATCAACAACGCCATGCGCGACCATGGTTCGCTGGCGGCCCTGTTGATTCGTAAGGGCATCATCAGCGACCTTGAATACGCCGAAGCCATCGTTGTGGGCATGCGCGAGGAGGTGGCCATGTACGAAAGACGTATCAGCGAGAAGACCGGCCGGGAGGTGCATTTGGTATGACCATCACCCACGAACATGCTCTCCCCGAGAGCCACTGCCCCTGGTGCGGTTACACGATCGACGCCGTAACCTGCCTCGACGAACGAGGCAACGAGCACGACAAAATGCCCCAGCCGGGGAACTTGACCGTGTGTGTGAAATGCGCGCACATTTGTGCCTTCGCGGACGACCTGACCTTGCGTACCCCCACCGACACAGAGCTGGAGAGTATGCCTACCGCCCTCATGCGCCTGCTCTCCAAGGTGCAGGCGGCGGTGCGCTTGGCGAGAGCCAAGGAGGCACCTCAATGAGCGAGTGCCGCTGCCTGTTGGTCGCACCTGAACGCCTGCCCGACGAGATGCTGTGGTCCATGGTGACCAATGGCAGGAAGGATGTATGTGAAGGGGCCTTCGACGAAATCCTCAAACGCTACCTCAAATTGGTGCGCCATATCGTGTGGCGCATCCTGCGCAACGTGGTCAACAACCACAGCGACCTGGACGACGCTGTCCAGAACGTGTTCCTTGAGGTCTTCAGGGCGCGACACAAGTTCGATGCTTCGCGTGGCTCCTTCAAGGTCTGGCTAGTCGGGTATGCCTACACGCGGACCTTTAACTACCTGAGAGCGCTGGTACGCACCGAGATTCACAGCGCCCACCCCGTGGATGGCGCCTACGAGAGCCACCTCGACAAGCGCATCTGGGCCAGGGAATTGTTCGCCATGCTCAACACTCGCCAGAAACAAGCGGTGAAGCTGGTCGCCCTGGCGGGCTTCACCCTGGAAGAAGCCGCGCGGGCCATGGGCCACACCCTAGCTGCCACCAGGCACTATTGCTACAAAGGACTCGCTAAGTTGCGGGCTACGGAGGCTGTCAAGTGAATCAAGGTCACCTTGAAGGTCAACAAGCAGGTCAACCTCAGGACATAGCACTAGAACGCATCACCTCGCAGGTACGCATGGAACTGTCGCACATCCTCGACCCGCGCCACGACCGCGACCCTGACACCGTGCTGGCCGAGGTCCGCCAAATCTGCAACGTCATGGTCATGGCGGTGAATGCCATGGTCCAGGTGCAGCTTGAAATTGCAGATAATTCTCTTGACACGAATGCTGCTGCTATGGGATATTCGCGCCCTGCCGCTCAGGAGGACTCGCAAGATGCAGCCCATCAGGACACGCAGGATTCAGGACCTTCAACGCCCGCATCCCCAAAGGACCGCAAGCGAACCCGTTCACAGATACCATTGTAAAGACTGCGGCGCTGAGGCCGTAAGCTACCACATGGAACTGCGGGTGTCACGTTACCTGGGGAGCGACGATGTGATGCCGACCGAGGTGCATGGCACTGGGCTAGGGACGTGGCGATGCCCTCGTGAGGGTAGAGTGGTGAAGGTGGTGCGCTCATGAAGTTGCTGGGGACCGGTGAGACGGCACGGTTACTAGGTATCAGTGTCGATGCCGTCCAGCGCTTGTGCATCGCAGGCAAGTTAAAAGCCAAACGCATCAAGTTCGGCTCCAGCTACCGATGGCGCGTATCGAAACGCGACATTGCCGCGCGCATCAAATGGAAGGCTCGTAGGGCTGCCTAAGACATGGCCGACCAGGGAAATCCACGACGCATTTCGCTAGGCCCCAAGTGTGACTGTATCTATGGAAAGTCCGGCGCGACCAAGACCACCAACGTGGGGCGCATGGCCGAATACATCCACGACAAATATGGTGAGAAGACCCGCCTCGTGACGGCAGACCCCGGTGGTTGGCAGTCAATAGAACACCTCGTAGAGGCAGGCATCGTCGAAGCGTACCAGCTAACCCAGTCTCACAAATTCCCACTCGAATCCATGATGCGCCTATCTCAAGGCTGGTGGCCTGACGCCAACGGCAAGCTGGCGCCAAACTCCATGACCGGCATCGGGGGGTTCGCCTTCGAGGGTATGTCCACCTTCTCGACCATGATTATGTCTAACCTGGTCGGCAGACAGGACATTCATATCCCCGACACGCCCAAGGAATCCTTCGTGAAGGACGAGGAGCTACGTTGGGGCTTCAGCGGACGCGCTCACTTCGGATTTATCCAGCAGCGCATCTACGAGATTGTCGCCACCTCAAACCACTTGCCCGTACACAAGGTCTTGTGGACCGCCCACGAAACTGATGCTCAGGACGCCACCAAGAAGGCCATCTATGGTCCGTACATCATAGGCGCCGCCATGACCGGATTATGCGGCGCTTGGTTCGGTGCCATGTTGCACTTATTCAGTACGCCGCGACAGGTGACCATCGACGACCCGGTGGACAAAACTAAAAAAGTGAGCGTGGTGCGTCGCGTCCCAATGATGTACCTACGTGAGCACATCGACCCTGACGACCCTTACAAGGTGCCGTATCTCGCGAAACCTAGAGGTCCCTACACCATGTGGGCGGACTGGCCGGACGTGATGCCGCCTGATATGCATTTGTTTTACACCAAACTTGACGACATGGGAGCGCGGGCTATCGCTGCCATCCGCGCCAAGCAAGCTCAAGGAGGAACCAAGTGAGTAGCGCACTAGCAGGAACAAGAGCTAACTACAAATGGTCGCTGATAAGGAAGTGGGTCACGTTGATGCGGCTGGATGTTGTGGAAGCAGCCACCAAAGAAGCGTTCAAAAAGTATCCGCTTCCCGAGTCCGAAGGTGGGGACAAAAGACGCGGCCCGGCACTGACCCTGCCGGAATCGTTGCGTAATATCAAACAGTAAATATATAGGAGGCCCTTAGGGCGAGGGGGCAGGATGTACGCAAAATGGAGGAACAAATGAGCGAAGTGTTACGAGGTAAGCTGTTTGAGTATGTCGTGCTTTTTCATCCCAAGCAGACCAGAGAACAGAACGACCGCAACGAAAGCCCGAAGTCGGAAATTGTCATCAAGCCGACCCAAGTGCTGGCGACCAGCGAAGCGCAAGTGTCTATCCTGGCGGCCAAGGCCATCCCCGATACGCACCTTGACCACTTGGAGGACATCGAGATCGCTGTCCGCCCTTTCTAGCACCGCGCGCTGGTGCTGGTGTCGGCTCCGCGTCAAGCTCAGGCGCAAGCGCACCAGCAAAAAGGCCAGCCGCGACGGTGCGCCGAAGTGACTTGAGCAGGGAGCTGGAGGAGTACAAGAAGTTAAGCGCTATAGGTGGTGCGCCGTGGGCTGGCGCCGCTACTATGACTGGTAACAGCACCAGCTTCACCAGTTCACCGTCGGTGACTTTCAGCAACACGTCGACTTCCAATGTCTACAATGCAGCCGCAGTGCTGCGGAAAGGGGCCATCAAGTGAAGCTCGGCCCACAAGGTACTCACAGCGACGGCAAGTTGCGGCCTGACGACAAAGGTGACTTGAGGATTGCTGTCAGCCACACAGAGAAGTACGTTGAGGTGCATTTCGGCGCCAGCGTGGGATGGCTGGCCATGCCGCCGCATCAGGCAAGAGACATTGCAGCAGCGTTGGTGAAGCACGCCGACGAAATCGAAAGGAAGGTAGCATGAGCGACATGAGTCTTGAGCAGTTGCTGGCCGAGTTGAGTCACGAGGATGCCCCGCCAGAGTTTGACTGGGCGGCTCCTGAAGCCGGAGCATTCGCACCCGCCATCCAGCCCGGCACCTACGAGTTTATCGCCAGCGTGCGCACCGACGCTGACGTGCAAGGGTTCGGGAAGATGGAGTATCAGGGTCATAAGTACCTGACAGCCGTCTTAGACTTCGAGGTGCTGGTGCCTGGCAAGGACCCTGTCAAGGTGACTTATCAGCGCGTCAACACCTTCAAACACGAAAAGGTGGCCATCAGTTCGATGGGCGAGTTGCTCAGGTCGCTGTCGCTGCATACACAGCTTCCTGACCGGCCCACCGATGCCGACATCGTCAGGACTCTTCAGGCCAACAGCGGACGCGCCAGGGGCAGGGGTGAAGCGGCTTGGCGCTTCTACTGCAAGGCGCACCAGCTCACCATCTCCACCGCACCGCGCAAACGCAAGGGCATCAAGGACACGCCGTGGCCCCGGCGGGCGGATGGCTCGCTCGAATTGACAGTGTCGTGCCCCCAAGATGGCGCGAGCGCCAACAAGAGCTATGGGCAGGTGGAGTTTATTCGCTACTTTACCGCGAAGAGTGAAGCAGCGTCATCTTAGTCGGAAGTCTCGGCTAAGCACCGGGGACGGCGTGTCAGGAGGAGCGCTGTCCCTTCTGTTTTGGAGGCCGCATGCACAAAGTAATGCGAAACTACTGGATTGGCGTGGCGCTGATGGTTGGCAACACGCTGCTGTTGGCTCTCAACGTTTATAGGCACAACTGGTGGGCAGTAGCGGTGAATGGCGCCACCGCCATCGGCGTAGCGCTAGGCATGAAATGGCTGATCGAGACGGCCCATTTTGTCGGCTACGGTGATGGGCTCGACTGGGCCAAAGACACGTTGCGAGAGACTATGAATGCAGCCACAAGGTCCACATTGCGGTAGTTGCCCTTACAGCTCAGGCGAACGCTTCATCCCTGCCGATGGCAGTGGCAGCAGTGGCATCCTGCTGGTTGGCGACAGCCCATGGGTTGACGAAATAGCCGCTGGGCGCCCTTTCGCTGGCGCCGCTGGCCGCACCCTCGACCGCATCCTCTCGCTCATGCCTGGCGGTGGGATGGCTCGTGGCGACCTCACTGTTGCCAACACCATCTGGTGCAAGCCTCCATACCTGCGCTGGATGGACAAGCCCCATCGTGACGCTGTTGCGGCCATCGAACACTGCCGCCCCAACCTGGACGAGCTTATCTACGCACGCAAGCCCAAGGTCATCGTCCCCATGGGCAACGTGGCACTGAGGAGGGTTTGTGGCGTATCGGGCATTGAAGAACGCGCTGGCTACGTCCTACCAACGCCTTATGGCATCCCTGCGGTGCCTACGTATCATCCGGCTTATATTCAGCGTGGTAAGCAAAACCTCGTACCAGTTGTCCTTTGGGCGCTCCAGCGGGCGGGGCAGATTGCCGATGGTTCATTCACTCCATCTGTATATTCGCTGCTGGTGGACGCTCCTCCCGAAAGTGTGCGCGATTACCTGGCGTCATCGGGAAGCCATATACCAAGCCTCTTCGTTGACATTGAAACTCCCGAATCCGCTGCCCTAGACGAGGAGGACCTGGAGGAGGATGGCCCATCGTATACCATCGTCCGTGCAGGTTTCTCGGTGCGTGCTGGGACGGCCTGTTCATTCCCGTGGGAGCAGCCTTACATAGACATCATGCGTGAGGCCCTCTCGCGCGCTGAGGAGGTCGTAGAATGGGCGGACCATCACTTCGATACCCGAAGACTTGCTGCGGCGGGCCTCGCGATGCCTGCCAGGATTGTATCGGCCATGTGGGCGTGGCACTGGTTGCAAAGCGATTTGCGGAAAGGGTTAGGTCTGGTGGCGCCATTTTTCTATGCCGGGCCGCCTTGGAAGCACTTGAGCGCAGCCGAGCCGGGGCGCTACAACGCCTTAGACAACGCGATTGGATTCGACTGCTACTCAGGTACACGGGCAGCGTTACAATCCCAGGGAAGGTGGGACGCCTTTAACAGGCACTGCGTAGACTTCGCTCCTGTCCTCCAAGCGATGGGCCGCAAAGGCTTGCGTATCGACCGTGCTTACCAGACGGCCTTCATGGCTCAACTTGAGACTGAGTGGGACGTATCGAACACCAAGTTGCAGACCTTCGTCCCTGACGCCATCAAACCACGCAAACAGTGGAAACGCCCCCCGAAGGACTTGACCGGCGTCACCGAACTGCCTGTGCCTTCACCAGAGCAACAAATGATTCTCACCGGCGCCGCAGATAAACTAGGTGAGCTACTGGCCGACCTGTCTGCACCTGGTGCTGGTCGCTCGTCGTCCTACCCGGACGACTCGCTCCATATAACTGAGAGTGCTCACAAGCGCCTGACCGTCACACCTTACCGTTACGAACGCATCGAGCCTTTCAATCCCGACAGTTGGCCGCAAGTGACGGCCCTCGCGAAGCACTTAGGTATCAAACTGCCACCGCGTGAATCGGCCAAGGAGAGCGACGAAGAAGCCCTCGCAACGGACAAGAAAACTCTAGGCAAGTACGCCAAAAAGTACCCCGCCATCGCCTGCATCCTGAAGTGCCGCGAACGCTGGAAGCTCATTTCGACTTATAAGTGGAAGCTCGACGCAGACGACCGCGTCCACTATGTGCTGGGGTACCACCCGTCGACATGGCGTTTATGTATCGCTGAAGGCACTCCCGTGGAGATTGCCAGAAACCTACGGACTAACCCTGACGCACCACCTATTGAAAAGGTGAAGCCTGGTGATTGGGCTTACACCTATGATAACGCTGGTAGGCTTACCGTTCGTAAGGTTGCATGGGTCAAAAAGACCGGCATCCGTAAAGTGGTCCGTGTCCATTGGGAGGCAGGGTACGGGCCGACAATGCGGCAGGGTTATACTGACATGACGCCGGACCACCTTGTGCGGCTTGCCGACGGTTCATGGAAAGAGGCTCAACGATTAACCCCCTATAATAAAGGGACGTGGAAGCACCGAGGTTATCCTAAAGGCGGCAAAGGTGATTCTTTGACGGCCATGAAGCGTGGTGTCACGACTGCTCTAGGATATTCCATACTGCACACCACAGGGCGTCGTGAAGCCGTTAGAGACAACCGCGTCGTCTACGAAGGAGCTACCGGTAAATACGCGGAGCACGTCCACCATATAGACGGTGACAAACTGAACAATCTACCAGACAACCTGCAAGGGTTGGACCGTGACGAACATGGGCACTTAACAGGGTCGGAGAGGTGGGCAAGGGAGGTAACAACAGCCAAGCGCGTAGGCCCAATGCAGGCACAAGCCCGTAAAGAGCTGCGAGAGCATCTGGAGCGTACAAAGTATCCGAAGCCAGTACCATACTGCCGGTACGTACCGAACAACCATCGCGTCATGAGAGTCGAGAAGTTGGATACCCCTGTTCCGGTGTACGATTTGGAGGTAGAAGAGACTCATAACTTCATTGCTGGAGAAATATGCGTACACAACAGTTGCCGAAACGCAAACCTGCAAACCATCCCCAAGCGCAGCGACCTAGCGCGCCTCTTCAGGCGCATGATCGTCGCGACACCGGGCCACAAACTGATCGAGGGAGACTCGGCGGCGATAGAGGCAGTCTTGGTTGGCTACTTCGCCGGGTCGGCACGATACAGGCGGCTGGCCAAGTGTGGCGTACATGGGTGGCTTACAGCGAAACTGCACGGATTGGAAATCCCCCTGACCCTGGAGGACTCCGAGTTGCAGAGGCAATCGAAGCTCTCGAAGAAACAGTGGCCCGAGGATTACGAGAAGATGAAACGCGTGGTGCACCTGTCAAATTACCTCGGCACAAAAAGGCGCATCCATGAGGAATATCCTGACGACTTCCCGACTGAGCGCGAAGCCGCTAAGCTACAGCAATTCTACCTTGGCAGCGACCCCGGCCAAGACGTGCGCGCCTGGCAAAAAGCCACCGTCGAACTGGCCCATGCCTCGAAAGCGCTCGAAAACAACTTCGGCCTGCGCCACCGTTTTTATAGCCTGTATGCCTGGAACGCCCGCCGCTCGACGTGGGAATTCGGCGACGACGCCAAGCGGGCTGTTGCGTTCCGCCCACAGTCTGCTGCTGCGGCCATCCAGCGCATCATCGTGCAACGCCTGCTGGAACGCATGCCTCAAGCGCTCCAATGGCTCTGCCTGCTGGTCCACGACTCCATCATCGCCGACGTGCCGGACGCTCATGTCGATGAGTACTGTACAGCCCTCTACGAAGCGATGACCTCGCCCATCGACGAACTCGAAGGGCTGACCATTGGCGCTGAGATGCTGATGGGCGACAACGCCGCGCCAGCCGACCAGGACAACGAAAAGGGCATGCGCGAGTGGCTGCCACGTTAGTTACTGACGGGTATACTTGTGCCGAAAGGTGTTCACCGATGAAGTTCAAGGACGCTGACGAGGAAGAGTTCGCTACACAAATCTGCATCGTACATGACGACAAAGGCCAGCCCCATGTCATCACCTACGACATGATGGACAAGCCCGACCAGATAGCTGAGTTGCTCAACCTTAAGACAGGCGAAATGTTTAGCATTGGTGTGTACCAGTTGCTGGGTACGCCGCGCTTCGTGAAAAGAGGGAAAGGTTCCCTGCAATGAGGGGGAAATCGCTTGACAACTAGGCCACGGGGGGCGCAGCATTCACAGGTGAGGCCCGCATGCGACCGAAACATCCCGTCAAGGTACTGATTCTCGCCATAGCGCTTACTAGTGCCACCTTCTACCCCAGCGCCTGCGTCAAAGGCTCTGTTACTCACAAAGCTACCGTCGGCCAGCACACCCTGCGCGAAGCTGTTGGTGCCTTCCAAGACGCTGAAATAGCCGAGTTCCACCAAGGTTTCGTGCCCCCTGACACGCACCTGCGCATCCAAACGGTCATCCAAAAGATCGCCATGGCCGCCGTGGACCTTGACAACTCCCTCGCCAGTGGCGCCACCGCTGCCTCCTTCAAGGCCAAGTTCGACGCCATCTACACTCTGCTCGACTCCCTCAACACTGACGGCATCTTGGGCATCAAAAATCCCACCACCAAGCAGACCCTCGAAGTCGCCCTAGACGGCATCCGCGCCATCGTCGATAACATTCTCGTCGGGGTAAAGTGAGCTAAACATGCCCGAAATGATACTGAAGATTCTGCAAATGCTGCTGATCGCCGAGCCTGCGGTCGTCAGCGCCATACATAACCTGATGACCGGCACCGGCACCGCCGACGACCTAGCCGTCCTGAAGGCCGACGCCATCGCTTGGCAGGCTATTGCCGACAAGGCGGCGGCGGAGATTGCCAAGGGTAAGCCTCCAGCGCCAGTTACACAGTGACTTTGGCTGTCTGCGGTTTCACCCACAACCGCACGTAGTTAGCGAATTCGCGGGTATGTCTGCACCGCCGCAAGAGCGTGGAATGACAGGCAGCCAAACAACTTTGACGGTGCGCCTAGCCAGCGCTAACGAACCAGAAGGGCGTGCCAGCGGCAATGGCCAAGGTTGCAAGACGCTCCTCTCGCCGTCAAAACCATTGGCCTTGTAGCTCAACCGGATAGAGCAGCGGAGTTCTAACCCGCCGGTAGCGAGTTCGACTCTCGCCAGGGCCACTAGTTTTCACGGTGAGCCTCCCGTGACAAGAAGGAGGCAGGTTAGCCACGATGGCTTGAAGGGGCTGCGCCTCCTCGACTGGTGCGGCCCTTTCTTTTATCCAGTGAACGAAGCAAGGCGCTTGTCGATGAGTTCAAACACTGCTGCCATCCCACCCTCTTTGAAGGTGTAGCGCATCTCGTCATCCGGCGTAGCAGGCAGTTCGCGCAGATAAAAATGTGCCCGGTCGGGGAACATCCTCCACTCTGCGCCCTCGGCCAACTGACAATCTTTGGCTAGCAACAGCACCCACTTCCAGCTTACATCCAGGGCGTCCCAGTCCGGCGTGAATGCGGGCATGCCTTCCTTGCCAGGCACGATGTCCACCGCATAAGCCATATTGTGTGCCGAATGCCCGCCTTGCGCGTTGGTCACTATTGCCCCTGGGAGGGTACGCCCCTTGGCGTAGAGCAAGTCTTGTTCCGCCCAGGTGCGCAGCCCACATGTCACTCGCAGGGGCACACCATTCGCTTCACACTTGTCGTTGAGTGACCTGATGCGGCGCGCCAGCTCAGGGTGGACCTCGTTCAATCTAGCTTCTGAGATGTTGTCGAGCATGCTCAAGCCTCACCGTTTCGGCAAATTCGTGATGACCACGTCGAGTTTAGTTTCGAGCTTGTCCAGTCGGCGGGAAATCTCTTCCTTGATTTCGCGGAACCCCTGCGTGGCCTCTTCGAGCTTCTGGAGGCGCCGTTCATGGTCTTCCACGGTGAATTTGATGGTCCCGTAGACGATACCGAAGCCGACGAGTTGCAGTGCCAACCACAGAAGGACGTGGACCCATTTGAGGGTGATGCCAGGCTTCCCATTTTCGTTCATGCTTTAGGCGCTCCAAGAGGTGGTATCGCTGGGGATGTGGCATTCGTTTGCGAAATACCCTTGTAGACTTCTGATGTTGTGTCGGCATTTTTCCTCCAGCACAGGGCACAGTCTGGTCCACAAGCGTGGTCTGCTGTTTCGCCTTCGCCCTCCATCACCAGGGCTTTGTATAGGCTCAGGTCGGGCACCATGTAGGTCTCCTTGAACATGTTGCGGGCCGTCCACATCAGATACCCGTATTCGTACTCGTCTTTGGGCCAGTGTCGACCTTCTGTAAGCATCTATCCCCTAAAGCTGCAACTCATTGCGTCGGCTGGACCCAGCCCCAATTCAGCCCGCCAGTTTCGAGCATGAAACGGACAGTGCTCTGACCGGCGGGGAGCGCCACGCTGGCCGTGGTCCTTTGCTGCTGATAGACGCCCCATCCTCCAGTGCCGCTCGCAACGAGCGAAGCGCCGATCTTCGTTCCGAAAGGGAATTCGTAGTGATACAGGGCATTCGCGCCGGAAGCGTTCGCAAAGCAAGTCGTAAGGAAATAATTCCCAGCCGTAGGGACGCTGACGCTGATATCTACGGTCAGGCCGGGCACGGTCCAGCCCAAAGGGCCGCGCGGGTCAGAAGGCACGCAGGACGCTAAAGTGAAGTGCGGACCATTGGGGCCGATGAGTGGATTCGACGTGATGATAGAACTGGTGCCGAATGTTACCGGGCCGTTCGTTCCCGTTCCTGCTGGGCCTGCTGGCCCTTGAGGACCTATACTCCCTTGCGGTCCCTGCGGGCCGACGTTGCCCTGAGGTCCTTGCGCCCCTTGAGCGCCAGTGCCGCCTTGCGCTCCCGTAGCTCCTGGTGGACCTTGAGGGCCTGGCGCTCCATCTTTGCCTGTTGGCCCCTGCGGACCCGCTGGCCCTGTAGCGCCTGTAACGCCAATCGGTCCTTGTAGACCAGTATCGCCCTGTGGACCTTGAGGACCTGCGGGAATCTTACCGATGGCCGTCGCTACACTTCCGGTCGGTGAATACAAGTCAGCGTCATGCTTCATTAGCAAGTCCGTATAGACCTTCACGTTGGCGTTGACGTTGGTCATCAACTGCGCTGAGTTGCCAAGATCGGTGAGGTTGAAGATTGGCGGCAAAACTGGCGGCACATATGGCGTCTGAGCGGCAAGCCCGGCAGGGACGAAAAGTACAGCGATGGCAAGCAGTTTCTTCACTTTCGCTCCTCGCACAGAAACTCAACTTTTGCCCCTATCGGCGTAAGTATCTGCACATAGTTCTTGTCCACGCTCTCGATTACCGCATGGTCACCGTAGACGAAGCAGCGCGGCGCCCTGGCGTAAGGCGCTGCAAAATAATATTGCACTCCTACGATCTGTCCGCTCGAAGCGAAGACGGCAAAGCGGCCTTTGTCCTGCTGTGGCAGCGATGCTGTTGTCTGAGCGCTCATCGAAGCACAAAGCAGCAGAAGGACTGCGAAGACAAAGTGTCTCATGAAATCACCCTGACATTGTAAGTCTTGGCCGATGGCGTCCCAGCAAGAACCGCACAAACGTTCACTGTTACAGTGTTGCTACTGGTCACCGACGCCTGGACCTGAAACGAGCCTCCAAGCACGGTGCCATCGGAGGCGCTTGCCAGCACAACCTGTCCAACAGTTGCACCCGCTATCGTAGCCGTGCCAGAAGCACACCCACCCAACAGGAGTGCTCCTCCCCCGATGGAGCCTGTCACACCGCTAAGGCTGGAAGAGATTGCCTGAAGCGTGTCGGCCGCAGAGCAGATCAAAAACTGACTTGTCGTACTATTCCAGTAAAGCTGCCCAATGGAACAAGTCGACGGGTTCACCGGACTTATAACGACGAATGCTCCGACGGTCTGTGTTGTTGCCATATTAGTTACTCAAGATAGGCGTTGGGTTGTACGACACCGAGAAGTTAGTCGGTGGTGTCGTGCAAGTACCCGCCGTGTTCGTGACCTGTAACGTACCGTTAGGCTTGAAGATTGTCGTTCCTACGCCGGTACTCGCATCGACGGAACTATCCCATTGGGACTTCGCTGTCGTAATCGTCAGCGTCACGGAAGCAGTACCATCGGAAATCGTCACCACTGGAGCTACAGTGCAAGCTGTCACAGTAGTCGAAGCCGCCGTGATGCGCTGAATGTTCGTTGCCGACGGTAACCTAGCGTTGCACATCGGTGCGCCAGTCACGGTAGCTCCGAAAGTTCCCGTGACGTAGCAAGTGTTGGTCGTTGGAATGTTGAGCAAGGCGCGTGGTAGATTGCCCGTGTAGCCTTGCAAATTCTTGCAGTAGAACACTCCCCCAGCGCTAAGCGCTCCCATATTGCTTGCGATGCTAGTGAATGTAGCTGTCGTGGCGGTCACCGCAGTTAGTCCGGTAGTCGCTCCCGCCGCGCCATATCCATTGTAATTTACAAGATTAGCACCTTCGACCTGCCACGCATCGCCGACGGAACAGTTTGTGTTTACGTTCGCGGTGTTAGGGGTTAGCGTCAAAACGACAGTTGTTCCCGTTGATGTACCGCTAACAATTTGAAACATCGACTCGCAGGAATTTCCGCCGTTATCGTTGAACTGGCCGGAATTGGCGATACAGTTTCGTGTTCCAGAAGAAACGAAACGTACATCGCTGGACTGCACCGTGCCGCCTGCGGCAATGGAAATACCTCCAGAGTTTCCGTCGTTTCCAAACACTCCCCAGATTCCGCCAGTGAGGTGGACGAAGGACGTAGCATCAACGCTCATGGCGTAAGCATTGCCGGTTCCGAATCCAGCAGTGCCAATGAACCACACATCCTGGGAATTGATAATTTTTGTTACCGGAGTGGAACCGCCTTCATCGACTAGGCCACCCCACATGCGTAGTCCAGGGCCGGTATTCAATCCGATTACACCCTGAATTGTTAGATTGTTCGCGGAGTTTGATACGCTCCAGTTGTGAAACTCTCCGCTGCAAACCACGCAGAGGAGGGCCGTTCCATCAGTGTTGTCCACGACGAATTTATTGGCATAGACAGGCCCTTGAATGTTTGCACCGCCATTGGCTCTGATGGCTTGCAGGTGTACGTTATTTATTTCCGTTTCAGCAGTCGTCAGAAGGGCTGAATTCATTCCACCCTGGGTAACTGGAATGTATCCGCCGTCAATCGTGAAATCTTCTAGGTACAGCGTCGTCATATTGCTGTTACTTATCCAGTAGCCATTACCTGTCATCGTTGATGTGGCATCGCAATTGTAGAGGAATGTCACATCGTAGCCGTCGCCCTTGATCTTGAAGCCCTTCCGACCCGTCGTGAAATTGAACATCGGCAATCCGCCGCTCGGAGTACAGACCATCCATCCGCCAGCAGGAAGATAAATTGTTGGTACCGCTATTGGAGTCCCCGTGTTCGAGCGGACTTGCCCTTGCACTGCCGAGACCTGAGCGAGCGCGGCAGTGAAAGCGGCAGCCAACGCGGCATCGTCGGGATGGCCCCAGGTACACTTTGCCGGTCCCGCAAAAGTCCTCACTGTACTCAACTGAGCGACATTTCCGCTAATGATGCTTTGGATTGTTGTACCGGCAGGGTAGAAGATGCCGTTAGTACCACTCCCAAGATTATCTGCACAGTTAAATCTCTTGCCTACATCGGCAGCGGTAAATGGCGTCACGCCAGCGATGGTCGTGCAGGTGACTTGGTTCCCTGTCGTCGTATTGTCGCAGCTTGCATTACTGCGTGTGTCATGGAAAGCCCCCGCATAGTTGGCGACGTTGAATACCGGCCCTGGGCCTGACGTAGCCAATGGCAACGGTGAGTTGGGAGCGACCCCACCTCCAGGGCCACAGCCATTCGTACCGGCCCCAAGGGATACGACTGCCTGACCGACGCCGCACGGTGGAGGGTTCGTCTCCGAGTTTTCCCAAAAGATGCGCGCTGCGTTGACGATGGACGCGGTGATGCTCTGGCTGGCGCCGGTGATGGTGACGGTTGATACGAAACCGTTCTCCCCATCGGAGGTAAAGAAGGCGAAGGTCCACTGGGTGCTGGTCAGGCCGCCGACGGTGATGGCGTTGGCGCCGGTGTTCGAGGGTAGGGTAGCGGAGAACGAACCGGTGCTATCAAGTGCCCCACCATAACTGGTCGGGAAGTTGGTGGTTCCTCCCCAGGTCGGCTGGAAGGAGGTCGGGTTGAATAAGTTGCAGACCCACGTGCCGTTGATATAGGGAGTCGTCTGGTTGTCGGTCGCGGTCCCGGTGACGTTGGTGTTGCTTCCCGCCATTGGTCAACTCACATTCGTGAACTTGAACGGCACCGCTGGCGGGATGGTGCATTTGTCGCAGGGGAGGTATTTGTCACGCAGCAGGTACAGCACATGCCCGACCCCCGCAACCACGAGCATGCACCACGGATTATACACCTTTGCCACAAGCGAGACAGCAATTGTTGTCCACACTCCCAGGCACAGGGGGCACGCTCGCAGCTCACCAAGCAGCTTGCCTCGGAACAGCCGGTCGAACACCTTTCCGTCATGCAGGAGCAACGTTAGGTGCGACTGGGCGGCTGCCAGGAACAGCACTTGCAATGCGCTCAAGTGTAGCGACATCGTTTCCAACGGTGACCTCCTGGGTGGCGAATGAGATGATGATGGGCACCGGCAGCCCTTGCCCGTTGTTGGAAGCTCTGATGCCCGCTTGTAAGATGGGGTCGAAGCCGATTTCGATGGTCTCCACCGTCACCTTGCGGCTCAGCAGGAATTGCAGGGCAGCCTCGCAGTGCGGGCACCCCTTTTGTACGTACATGCGTATGTCGGCCATTGGCCCTCCTTAGTTGCATACCCAGATAGAGTTCAGACTTTTCGCCAGCGCTCCGGTACCACCACCGGCACAGGGGTTGGTAATGGTGCAGTCGGAGCAGCCGATGAAGGTTACTCCGATGGGGGCGGCGCCGAGGTTTGCAAACGTCGTTGTGCCGGGTCTAAAACGTTGATTCCCGAACATGGAGACCTCTCCAGCAGCGGCGGTAGACGAAAAAATGGATAGGTTGTTCGCTATCTCGAATAACTCGTTGTCGGACTTTGTACCAGTAGGAATTTTGATGAGCGTCGGCCCATAGAAGTCCATCACAGCAGGGTTTGTGACTGAAGCATTCAGGGTGATGCCAGCATTGACTGGATTTGTGTAGACCTTGCAAAGCCCTGAGTTCCAAATCCATTGACCATCCCCGACTGTCTGCCCGAACAAGACTCCTCCGCTAGAAAGCCCTGGAAATGGGGCACAAGTATCGCCTGCGCCAAACCCGTTGGAGTTCAAGTTCAATTTTACATTGCCGCTGAGTGCTCCACTTGAATTGGAGCGTTCCCACACTCCATAGACATAGGCATCCCCGATTGTCAGCGGCGTATTGTTGTTGACGTAGAAATCGACAATTGACGTGCCAGCGTTCGATGTGACTCGGCCTGCTCCGGTAGTGCCGTCAGGCGCAGTTATCCCTGCCGTGATTGTACCAGCTCCAACCTCAAATACCCAAGACGCAGGCGCCGTGTTCGCTAGATTCGGTGAAATCACAGCTACTGGGGAAAATCCGCGACGCGCCACGTCAATGCCGCCACCGGTTGCGCGACCAAAAATTCCGTACCCAGCTTGCCCCGCTCGCAGTCCGCTGACCAATGGGTCGTAAACCGGAGTGCCGCCTAATAGCAATGCCGCCCCTTTAACACCAGCATCAACACGGGACACAACAGCAAAAGGCACGGTCGCGTTGTCGACCTGCACGCCTGGGACGGGCACGACATTGTCGGCAACTTCTAAGTTTTCTACGTGTACGTTCATGCCTATTCCGCTGCTGGTCAAAACTGATGATGGAACAAGTACTGGAGGCATGTGAGCGTCAACATTGTTGCCCTCAAAAGTTCCATTCCTGACATATACGCCACCGCCGCCAGTTCCAGCAACGAGGCGCACGCCGCCGCTATTGAAGTTCCACTCATCGATAAAAATCAATCCCGAACCGCCACCCTTACCAGTGCCACCTCCAGGGTCTATGTTGACTGCTGCTTGCTGATAAGTGATGACTTGTCCGTTACCGCTTGACGCGTTTGGACCTACTTGAGCATAGGTAAATTGTGTACCAGAAATGACTGAAGCGACTGCAAACGAGCCATTGAAGCTAGTATCTGCGGCATTTTGAATGGTGATAAACTGTGTCGCCCCAGCCGCAATTGCAGTTGATGTTGTGGTGGTAACCGTAACGACACCTGAACTCCGGCTGAGGCCGGGCGTACCGGGGGCAGCAATTGTGGGAGCACCCCCAGGAGCGCAGCCTGTACCTGTAACGCGTTGGATAAAAATCCAGAAGGAGTTTGTGCCGATGTCAATTCCAGGGCCGCCGCCAGAACCGCAAGTGCCATGATTCCAAGACACACCGTCGAGCACGATGCTTGATACACCACCAGCCGAGGTTGTGCGATTGTTGTTTGAATCGATGCCAATCTTAGCGTAAGTAGAGCGGAAATCGTTGAGGTAGATGTTCTTCAGAGATATAGTGTTGGCATTGCCCGAAAACCATAACGCGGGATGGAGTAAGTCGGTGTTCCCACCTCCAGTCATCTTGCAACTTGTAGTATGCCCATTAGAGGGAACGCGGTTCTTGTTGACGCATTCGATGTTGATAGGCCCGCTTCGTAGTAGCCATCCAGAAGGTGGATTCCCTGCATTTGGGTCTTGCCCTCCCATAATCCACATTCCTTGATTTGCCGCAGGACCTCCGTAAGCAACGTCGCCGCTTAGCAACACGGTCCCACTCCCGGCGGTCGTACTAGTGCCTCCCGGTAGAGATTGGAGTGCCTTATAGACAGTCAGTCGCGCGCTCCCCCAAGACAGCCCGTCGTTGGCGTCGTTGCCGTTCGATGATACGTATTGGACAGGGTCTCCTGGGAGGGTTGGTTTGAGCGCGGCGTTTAGTGGAACCCCTCCAGGCCCGACCTTGAACCAGGCGGTGGAGACGCAATCGTAGAGGTCGCCCGTCAAGGTGTTGACGGCGGTCTGGGCAGCGGCGCAGGGGCCGGTGGGAACGCCTGCGAATAGAGTTGGGGCGCCGGTGAAAACGCCGGTGGGGTTTGGCAGGAGTGCTGCGACGGCCTTCAACTGCGCGCTGATGTCGATGGTGGTACCGCTGCAAGTGTTCGGCGTATTGGTGACGCAGACGATGGGTGAGGTGTAGTTGAAACAGGGGACTGGTGCCCCCGCCGGGAGGCCGAGGATGTTGCCGTTGGCGCAGATGCTGAAGTACCAGCTTGTACCGGTGGCGCCGCTGGTGGCAGCAATGACGCCATTGTCCGCCAAGGGGACGCTGAAAAAGCCGAAACTGTCCAGGCTGCCGCTGATGGACAGCTCGAAGCTCTGGCCGTTCGCAAGGGTAGGTTGCTTGCCGGTAGGGCCGTTGACGAACGAGAAGTTGAAGGCCCCGTTCTGGTACACCCTTCCTGTAGGGTCGAGGACAGTGCCTGTGACGGTGGTGTAACCGGCCATGGAGGTCTTAGCGGACGGTGACAGTCAGGTCGGTGGCAGCAGCAGTGGTGATGCACAGACCGGTGTTGAATTGCAGGTCATAGTTTAGCGAGGTACCAAGGGGCACGGTGGCCGCAGCGATGCCGATGGTGATGCCGCCGGAGCAATTGGCCGCAGCGGTGTCGAACAGGGAGATGAGGCCAGCGGTGCCGCCATTGATGGTGACGTTGTGCAGGGTGCCGGGGGCGCCCTTGATGAGGGTGTTGGTAGCGGCTACGATGTGCGTGTAAGTGAATCCGGCTTCAGCCATTTTTGGCCTTCCTTTTGGGCTTCCTAGGTATGCGTGCGACCCCAGCGCCAGCAAGGCAGCGAGGAGGGCGATCTTGGTGATCTGGATGGTACGCTCGAATTGGCGATCATTCACCGGTGTCCCTTGCGCTTCTTATGCCGGTATACACCATGTCGGCCTAATCTGCCAGACTTTTCCATGCCGTAGGCTTCGCCGATGGCCTGCTTCTGAGGCACACCTTCATGGCGCAGATAGTGAATCTTCTCACTGATGCGAGTTTGTGAACCACTGCGTTTCTTCTTACGCGCCACGTTTCTTTCCCCGCTTGCGTCCGGTGCGCTTTGCGTGGCGTTTCTTGCCACGCTGCATGAGCGTGCCAGCGTTGGCCAGTTTGTTTGCGGCCAGGTCCTTGATGTCGTCTCCAGGTGAGTCATCTCTGCGCATTTATTGGTACCTCCTCTTCCATTCGCGGTCGCGTTGCTTTTTGAGTTCGTCGTTAGGTTCGCGGACGAGAGACTGAATACCATAACGGCGCGCCTGCTCGATAACCTGTCCACCAGGAGTCAGCATTTGCAAAGTCACCTCGGCAGCTTCTTTCAAGTGCTTCTTGAAGCGCTGTTCGTCGTTCTTTTCGTAGGCTTTCCAGGCGGCCTGGAGTTGCTGGGTGGCGCGGTGCGCCATGTTGCCGATGACGTTCGAGGCATTGACGATGATGGGCGAGGCAAAGTGCAGGAGGTGCACACCGGTCTTGTACTGGATAAGGGCGGCGGTGATGAGGGCAGCGGTGAACTTGGCGGCCTTTACGGGGTCATTGCGGACGCCGCGCATGGCCTTGAAGTACTGGTACAGGATGGACGTGGGGATGTGCTTGAACTGGAGCGACATCTGCGAGATGGCTTCGGTGGCGCCGAAGCCTCCACCTTTACCATATAGTAATGGGGTGTGGGCTGGGCTGGACAGGAAGCTGAAATTCTTCGCGTCGATGGCGGCCTTTTTCATAGCGTCTTCGGGAGCTAGACCTTCGCGGAGGTAGCGATGGTACTGGCCTTCGTAAGCAACCGAACGGTCGATGAAGTCGGCCATGCCCAGGTAGTTGGCGAACAGGTCGAAACGCTGCATGCCGCTCATGTATTTTAGAGGTACTTGTTGCGGAAGGATACCTACGGTGGCGGCGCGCTCGTAGGCGGCTTTGGGATTTTGCGCTACCTTCGCTACGCCATAAGCAAAGTCACGCGAGTTCATTTGCGGCCAGACGGTGGTGAGCAGGCGTGCAAGGTGCAGTTCTTGCAGGCGCAAGCTGAATCCCAAGGTCGAACGGATGGCGCCGTTCATTAGGGTGCGTACCATGCGGTAGGCACGCTGGTCTTCGTAGCCCCGGCGCACTTTGCCGGTATATTTGTCGAGGTAGGAGTCGGCGAACTGGCGCCAAGTGCTGTTGGGTGGGAGTTCCTTGAGGGCCGCTTCGGCCTCGAAGATGGCCGGGCGGTCGAACAGGACGCGCGAGACACCCCTCAGGTAGCCGGGCAGAAGCTTGCGAATGTCGTATTCGAGACGGTCGGGAGCGATGCGCCCTTTGCGGCGCAGGACGTTGCTGAACAGGCCACGGCCCCTGCTTTCCGTGGTTGGTTCAAGTGCGAAGCCTGCCGGTTGAGGGTCGTATTCGGTGCCGAAGCCGCTGCGCAGGGCGTCGCGGACTCGCTCGGGCATGGGTATCTTTTCCAGGTGCGGCAGGTAATTCTCGATGAAGCCGAAGCGGAAGGGTGCAGGTTGGCGCCCGCTGGCAAGGTGAAGCTGTTCCCAAATGCGCAGCAGTTGGATGCGCAGGTGCGTGGCTGCGGCAATCTCTTCAGTTGAGAACATGCGGCCGGTGCGGTTGGAAGTTTGCCCCATGGCCTGGTTGGGGATGGCCCAGCGGTCGAGAATCTCGCCAAGATGGTTGATGTTGCGGCCCCTGTTGAGCAGGTCACGGTCGAAGCCCTTGATGACTTGGTCGACCTGTTCGATGGCGCCCTTGAACCAGCGGGATTTGTTGACCTCGGCTTCGCTGATGAGTTCACCGACCTTGGATGTTTCAGGGTATGGAGACTCGCGCAGGGTCTCAACAGGGTTCGAAAGCCAGTGGCGAACGCGGCCAACGATGGGGGGCATGCGGTTGTAGTACTGGATGCGCCAGTCTTCGTTCAGTTTTTGCTGGCGGGCGCGGTGTTCGCGGATGAGGGGGTCGTCGGTCGAGAGGTCTCCCTGGCCTGCGAAACTTTCACGGTGAGCCTGGACGCGCCTCTCGATGGCTGCTGGGTCAGTCATCTCGGCTGTCTTCATGCCTACAGTGCCACCCGTCGAGGGGTCCTTGAACAGGGTCAGGCCGCCAGCCTCGCCAGCGGGCAGGAGATTGTTCTGGTAGGCGACATGGTCCTGTTGCGTGAGCGGCCCTTTGGCGTTTTGAGCTTCACGTTGTGCTGCTGCGGCCTTGTGGCCTTTGACATAACCACGTCCACCGGCACCGGTCATGATGAGGCCGCCTACGAGGCCAGCAAGGGCAGCGGAGCGTTCGGTGGCGGACATGCGGTCCCAGTTTTCGTACAGGTCGTGGGCCTGCATGGTGGTGAAACCTGCGCCAGCGGCTGTGCTTACCGCTGGGCCTCCCAAGCGCATGGCGAGCTGGCCCGGTGAATAGAAGTCGGTGAGGGACTTTAGCGAGGCGCGGTTGAGGGTTGCGAGGCTTTCGGCCCAGTCGGCGCCTGCGGTGTATGGGTTGGGTGCGCCTGCGTGTTTGCCTTGGGCGCGTTCTTGCTCGAATTGTTGGTACTTCTCGTGGGCCTCGCCGGGGCGCAGAGTGGGGATTTTCTCGACCTCTTCGGCCTTCAGGGGTTCCCACAGGCGAGACCAGATTTTGTGGGCCAGGCCCTCCTGTGGTGAGGCTGCCGCTTTGACAGGGAAGAAGTCAGGCACCTTGGTGGCAGGTATGAAGTCAGGCTGCGCAGGAATGAACGATGGAGTATCTTCGGCCATTAGTTAGTACCGGGTGCGTACCAGCCTTTACCTTTGGAACCGTTCTCGCGGTAGATGTAGTTACCAGGGACATCTTTGGGCCGCTCAGGTCCGACGCCTATGCCGACCAAATCTTTCAAGTCACTGATAGCCCGCGAACCGGAACCACCGCCGGTCTTGAAGCGGATGCGGTTGCGGACCTGCTCAGCGGTGTCGCTCGACTGCTTGAGGCGCTGTTCGACTTCTTGGAGTTGCTGGTTGAGCTGCTTCATCTGGTCGGGCGTCGGTGGGTTGGTTGGTGAATACATGCGTGACAGAATCATGTTGCGTTCGGCGAGGGCATTTTTCATCCCAGAGACGGCACCGATGTAGCCAGGGTCGGTCTTGAGGGCGTTCCAGTCTTCCTTTTTCAGCTTACCTTGGGCGGCAATCTCGGCCCACTTGGTGTGCCAGCGGCCGGATGCGGCGATTTGTTCGAGCTTGTCCTTGCTCTTGAGCTTTTCGAGGTCGAGGGCTTGGTCACCTTTGAGGTCCTGGATGGCTGCTGCCTTGGGTGTGCCGACCTGGAGTTCGCGCTTCTCGCCGGTGGCGGGGTTGTACCAGATGGTGGTCCAAGTGCCGTCGGGGTTTTGATAGTCTTGGCCGACCTTGCTCCAACCGGCGTTCTTCAGGCGTTCCTGCTCGGCGGCATAGCGGCCTTGCTCGGCAATCTCGCGGGCCTTTTCCAGTTGCAGGCGCATCATCTCCATTTGCAACTGCTTGGCCAGCGCGCCTTGGCGCAAGGCGAGTTCGGAGGCTGCCTGCTTTTCGGCAATGTTCTTCGAGCGGGCGTCCTCAAATTGCTGACCTGCGCTGCCGAGCGTTTGTGCGAAGCTGCTTCCCATGTGGTGTCCTTTATGCGGTGGCTTGGCCGGGAGTCAGACCCCAGTTGAAAAGGTCACCGGCGCCGGAGCTGTCGGCAGGGGTGGTTGTGGGGAAGAAGATGTTGTCGAGTCCGGGAAGGGTGCCGGTGCCGGGAGAGCCTTCGCGGTTGGGGTTCTGGAAGCCACGAATGAGCATGGCGAACAGGGGGTTCATGTTTGCCTGGCCGGGCATGGGTGGCGGCTGGCCATGGATGGATTGCCACAGTTGGCTGGCTTGCTGCATGTTTTGCTGGTTGTAAGGAGCCAGCGCTTGGGCCATCACTGAGGCCATGATGTTGGGGGATTCCGCGAGACCTTGGGAGCCGAGGTTGCCCTGGACTTGGTTCGACACGGCGGCGACAAGGTTCTGGTCGAGCGGCTGGGTCATGCGGGTGATTTCGTTTTGCGCGAGTTGCGGGTTCTTCTGGTACTTGAGCTGCTGGTTGATGTAATCGTTCTGCTTGCGCTGTCCGAGCCAGTTGGTGATGAATTGGTCCCCCAGGCCAGCGACGCCCAGGACCTTGCCGATGTTGCCCCAGTTGGCGCCGCCCGAGAAACCTCCTGCGGGACTGTTGGTCAGGTAGCCGCCGATGTTGGAAATCAGGTTGGTGATGGCTTCCATTATGCGTTCGCGCCTCCTTGCTGCAACTGCCCGAGCCAGTCGCTGATGTTGAACCCACCCGAGCTGGGCGTGGCCAGCCCGGTGGTGTTGAGACCCCCCGACGAAGCGTTACCAAATGGTATACCTGAGCCGAAGCTGGGGGTGGTGCCAGGGCTGGAGGGACCGGTGGTACTGGTAGTACCGAAACTGCCTCCCCACTGCTGAGCGCTTTGTTGGCCGACGACACCAGGGTTGCCAGCGTTGGAGCCGTATTGGGATTGTATCAGTTGCGAGAGGTAATCGGGGGCCACGCTGCCGCTGGTTTGGGTTTGCACGTCGCCCTTGGCTTGGCGGACGGCGTTGGCGAGTTGCGCTGGGTTGAGCTGGTTGGACTGGCGAAGTTGCTCGGGGGTCGGAGGCTTTGGGGAGCCGGGCTTGCTCACCTGAGAGTAAGCGAACTCACCGGCACTCGCTAGAGCGCTGATGATGGCGATGATAGCTGTAGCGCCCAGGTCAGGCATGAGCTGGCTCCAACACTCCGGGGTTGACGCCGTAGAACATCACGGTGGGTTCGAGTATCTGAGTGCCGCCGATGCGGCGCACCATCTTGATGAAGCGGCGTTCCTTCTCTCTCATGGGGCCTAGCAGGATGATGTAACCTTTGTAGCCGCGCGCGTTGCAGTCTTCAAACATGGTGCGCAAGAGGCGGCGCAGGGTATAAGGAGGCGCGGACTCGTGGATGACTAGTCGGAATAGAATCACCACCCCGTGGCAAGGGCAGCAGACCAAGGTGCCAACAATCACGCCGTCCATGACGGCATGCCAGCACCAGTTCTCGTCCATGGGCATGCTCTCGAAGCCAGTCACGACCACTGAAGCCAAGCGCTCGCCCGGTAGTTGGTTGCGGACGATCATGAGATGCGCACCAGAGAACCGGCGGGTCGCGGCGTGACGTGCCAATCGATGCTGTCGAACTGCACATATGGGGCGAAGCTGAACCCTCCCGGTGCGATGGCCACATGCGTGCCGGTGAAGTTGATGTAGGCGTCTAGGCCGACTTGGTTCACGTCCACAACATACTCGAAGGAGGTGTCGGAGGTCGAGGGTAATGTTTGCAGAATGAGCTGCAAAGGGGGCGCTTTCAGGGAAGGGTCGATCTTGTTCACCACCACGTCGCAGCCCACAGCGATGGGAGCCATGGCACTGGCGCCGATGACGCCCTTGATGATAGCGCGCCTGATGTACAGGCGGTCGGTAGGGTTCTCCTGGATGGCCGAATTGGTGCGCCAGCCGAAGGGGATGTTGGCGCCGAGGGTAACTACGCCCGAGGGAGCGGTCCAAGCGTCGAAACCTTGGTCGTCACCGGCTTGCCAGCGCGAAACCATGCCGTTGGACATGCCTCCCCAGATGGTGACGGGGATGGTGCCTGGGGAGTAAATTTGCTTGAGAACGCTGATGCCTTGGGTGGGCAGGTCGGTGATGGACCAGGCCTTGAGGACCAGGTCGAAACAGAGGATGCGTGTCAGGCGTCCGTCGCTGCCCTGGCCAAGCACTGGTATGGCCATGCAGTACATGGGAGGATTGGCGGTCATGTCGCCCTTTGCGAAGTAGGCGAATGACAGGTCCATTGGGGAGATGTCGCTCAAGCCGCCGAACAGGTAAGGGCGGATTTCCTCGCTGATGATGCGGTCGCGGACGCCGTCGAAGACGGCGACACCCAAGTGCGTCAGGCGGATGATGCCGAAGCCAGGGACGAACTTTATCGTCCGTGGCGCAATGCAGCCAAGTTCGGTCTGGGCGCGTTGGATGGTGAAGTTGGACGAACCGAAGACGCCGGTTACTTGGTAGGTTGAGAACTCTTTGAATAACACGAGTGAGCCTTGCGGCGGGATGCCTGACTCCGCAATGGTGAAGGTGGCCATACCCATGCCTTGTTGGCCGTCGTCCTTGCCTACGAAGGCGGTGTTGACGGGGTTCCACGAGTTCGGGTTGTTAACGTCGGACATTTTCAGGCACGAAGGGCCGTCGAGGAGGTCGGTCGTCGTTGTGGGTTGCGTGTTCCACAGCCACAGCGAACCGGCATGGACGATGGCATGAGCGGCACCACGAGGGGCGGGCGTGCTGGTGCTACCTGCTTCCTGCCAAGTGATGGTGCCTGGCGTGGACTCAGAGACGACAGCACCAGCGGCAGTTGGAAAAGTAGGTTGGACAGTACCAGTATTGCCCCCTTGGATGGCTTTGTAGAGATGCCCATTGGGGGCGGTGGGCACAATGATGCTACCTGCGATGAGCGCAGTAGAAGCAACCCAGGTCGGAAAGGAAGAGGTGAAACCGTTCGTCAGGGCCGACGCGGTAGCGTTGTCCCACTGTTGAGGCGGGTAACCATTGCCAAGCGCGAGAATCATTTTCTTGACGAAAGGGACGAGCAAGGGGGTGGGGCTGGTGGTCCCGACGAACCCTCCGGCAGAAGCGCCTCCACCGATGGTGCCGCCACCGCCGACACCGCCCCCACCCGAGCCGCTGCCACCGGAGCCACCACCGGTGCCATCTTCGCGAGGGACAGGGTCGGCAGGAAAGGAAGCTAGAACGCTGCCGGGGCGAGTGTAGCTGCCGCTGTTGGTGATTTTTAGCAGGGCTATCGTCTGCGTGGTGTTGGTGCTAGGTGGAGTGGCGATGACGGTTATCGTGCCACCGCCCCCACTGCGCCTGCTCACTATCGGGAGGGTTGAGATGGGTACGCAGTTGATTTGACTGAGCAGTCCGTTGAAACCTATGGACACGCTTTGCACTGTGAAGTTGTTATTGAAAAAGGCAGGCAAGCAACCCGTTACAGTTAAGCTGGCACCTGCTGGGGCGCTGACGGCCGTCGTCGCGGTAAAGGTGTAGTACCCATTGCCGTTTCCGTCGTTGAAATTGAAAGCGCCGTTTGGAGCTGGTGCGATGGTGTAGGAGGTGCCGGAAGGCGCTGCGCTGCCGTTGTCGGTATAGGCGTTTGTAGGTGCAGGCAGACCTGTCCCGGCAAGCAGCACCTCGGTACCGGTGGTTGTGCTGCGGTAAACGTTGTAGCCTCCGACCGCGAGAGGGACGGAGGTCCACGTTAGGTTGATGAGGTGGTTCACTGCAATGGTTACGCTGGCTTCGGTGGAGGCGGTGGTCTCGCCGCCTGCGCCGTCGAGGGCTGTTACTTTGTAGAAATAGGTGCCTGCTGCGAGGGTGCCACCAGCACCACCATCGACGGCAGCGAGGCCGGTCGGCACGGCGAGCTTGGTCGTCAAGTCTTTTTGCAGGGCTAGGTAATATTTGACCGTGTTAGAAAACTGGTACAGGTTGATGTCTTCAAAGTTGCCTTGGCCGGTAGTGGGACCGGCACCGTTGAGAGTGGCGAACCCCAAGTTGCCATCGATCACCCGGAGCGAACCACGGATGAAGTAGGTCATGTTGCTGATGCGCGCGAGGGAGCCTTTGGGCTGGGCGGTGTCCGCCACCGACACGTTGAGACCTTTGAAGAGTGCTTTCTGGTTGAGCACTTTTACTGTCATCAGGCAACCCATTCCAAGCGCTGCAACTGGTGCGGACAATAACCCATACGGAACTTCGCCCAGTCGCAATTCTTACAAAGTAGTTGATACTTATCCTTCGGGAATCCCTCGTGCTTCACAATGCTTAACCAGTGGCCATTGTTGATTTCCCGCCTGTGCTGAGTTCCTCCACCTTTTACATGGTCCAAAACCAAGAACACTTCTTCAATCTCACCACAACAAACACATTTTCGGCCATACGCGGACAGGACTTCTTCTCGCAACCTACGCTGTTTCTCCTTGCCACGCTTGCGGTCGTTCTCGCGCACTTCTTCAACGTTCTCCTGTCTCCACTGCCGAGCACGAGAGTTGTTACAAGTGCGGCAAATGCGTTCAGGACCTGTAGCACGCTGGCGCATGAGCACGTTGTCACCAACGAGTTCATGGCCGAACTCGCAATGAGCTTTGCCGGTGTGCTGATTGCCAAAACCTTCTACAAACTGTCCCTTGTCGTTGCGCATGGTAGATAGCATACCGGCATCCATTATGGGCGTCAAGGCAAAACTGTTCCACCAAATGGGTGAGGATTCGCAATCGAGAAGGAGTCATCGCGCAATTGCACCTGGCGCGGACCAGCAAGCTGACGGTTAGTCCTGGCCCAGCCGGTGATTTGTTCGTCGAAGGCTTTCTTCAAGCGGGCCGCTTCGGTGAAGTCCTGTTCGGCCTGCTTGGCCTTGCTGAGCATGAAGTTGACGAGGAGGTCGTCCCATCCAGCGGGTACTGGTATGACGGTAGCGCTCTGGCCCGGTACATAGGGAGTGGTGAAGATGCGCTTGCCGTTCATGAACAGGTTGAGTTCTTTGACGGGGACGCCACTGGCGGCAGCGCTGATGGCTACACCGCCCGAAAGGGCGCGGACGCATCCGGCCAGGGAGGTGCCGCTGGCCAAGGATGAGTAGCTGACGACTTCGGTCAAGGTCGAAGGGGAGACTGGTCCGAGTTGTGCGAATCCAAAGGGCAGGACGAAACCGGCCGTGGAGGTCACGTTGATGGAGGTGTCGGTGGTGGTGAAACTGGCTGTGGTGGTAGTGGACACGGCGGTGCGCGCTGGCTGGGGCCAGACTTCGAGGATGACACGGTTGTCGCGGACAGAACAAGCCACTGCGCCGAGGATGCTGGAGGTGACGGCACTCCGGCGGAACATGGTGGAACGTCCGATTTCCGATACCGGGTAACCGTCATACCAGACATCGGCGAAGGCTTGCCATTCACCGGGCATGACGTAGAGAGGCTGGCCTTGGACGGTACCCACGCCGGTGTAGTCCATGATGCCACCAGCGATGCGGGAGCATTCGGTGAGACCTTGTGAGAGCCACCTGAATAGCGAGCCTGCGCTGAAGGCGCCACCATCGGTGTCGGGCAGGTAGGCGCTGCTGTGGATGGGTGGCGTGCCGTAAGCGAGTGTGGCCACCGGCCCGAGGATGGTGAAAGTTGCGGAGGTGCTCTCGAAGTAGAATTGTTCGGCTCCGGCCGCGCCACCGACGCTAGTGATGTAAACACGATATTTGATGACGTTGGGGGATACTGGCAAGGTAACGGCAACTTGGATGGACTGGTTGGCGCCGACAGTGAGCGCGCTCGATTCCGCCGAGGGGCTGGATTCTCCCCATGGTGTGAAGGCTGTCACTACCAAGAAGTAGGTGCCAAGAGCGAGAAAGTTACCGGCTGGGCTGACCACCGTGGGCGTGATGGTGGGTGCGCCGACAGCTTGGGGCACATCGGTGATTAATTCGCGGACCATCATCACGACATCCCCTACTAGCATGAGCACCTCGTGTGCTAACAAAAAGTGGCGGAGCAGGGTGTTTGCCCCGACCCGCCACTCAGGAGGAACAACAGCAGGGCCGCCACCCCGCTGCGCCTATCCGCTGCTGTATCAGGGCAACGGAAATTTTTACTTCAAAGTTACGGCCCGGCGACCAGTTCGAGGTCCTGCGAAGCTGTAAGGGTGCCGACGCTCAAGGTCACAATGACGTTGACCTGCGTGAAGGAGATGTCCACCCCTGAGTCGATGTAGTAATCGAGGCCGCTGTTAGCTGCGTTGGCGATGGTGAAGGCCGGTGCGTTGAAGATGCAGTAGGTGTTGGTGCCGTCGCTGACCGTCACTACGACAGCGGCCGCTGTGGTGGCGCTGCCACCGTTGTAGATTTTTACCCGCACGAGCGCCTTGGTCATGCCTTGCGACAGACCTTTGGTATTGGCGGTGGTGAACGAGGTGGTCGTCGAGGCAGCGGCAAGGGCGGTACCGTTAATCACGCCATAGATGGATGGCTGACCGTAGCCGGGGTAGAGTGTTTGGTACGTGTTTACGATTGCCAAAGGGTGGCTCCTTACATCACGAGCGCTTCAGTTTGAGCCGAAGGAAGTCTGCGGCTACCACGAAGCGTCCGAAGTGAATTTACTTTATCCATAAGCTCAGCTCGCTTGGCTCTGAGTTCTGGAGAAATTTGATAGTCCCCACGATGCACAGTCGCCCTGAATTCCAGTGCAAGTTCAGCCTGGACGCGCTTGATGACCATGTAAGGCAGACAAGCGGCCAACAACTTTTCTGCTTTGACACTGGATACCTGCCAATGCCAACAGTCAGCCCAGTGAGGTTTACTAGGAGGGCGCCACTGTTTCGTGATTTTGCCTCCAGGGAAGTTGAGCATGAGCCACTGCATCAGTTCCTGACTTGTATTAGTGACGACAACTCGCAAGCTGTGGGACCTATGACGGCGTCGAGCACCACCGCCAATGTCGTTAAGCAAGATACAACCTTCACCGTCGATGTAGGCTGCGAGCTGCACGTATTGGAGTTCAGTCGGCATGGTATCAATTATGGCATACCTGTAATGCAGACCTGCATCCTGGGGGAGGTACAGGATATTTGCCACTGGAGATATATCTTGGTAACTACTACTCTTTGGTTACTAGGCTGCATCCAAGGGTCGAGGGTGAAGTAATCGTTGCCGTTGAAGACCGGGAAGAGGTACTTGCTGTTCAGCAGGTAGCCACGGGTCGCAGGGCAGAAGGGGTCGGCAATCACGACGGCGTTGTTGTACACGAAGTGATAGCGGAATCCGGCCTGGAGCGCTTCGGTGTCTTGCTCCAGGTTCACGAAACGGATGAGAGAGGTGAACTGGTTCTTGAAGCCTGCGAAGTCGGTGTTGGTGAGAACGAAGACATCGGGTTCGTCGTAGCCTAGGACGACAGTTTGGTAAGCAAGTTCGGCGTTGGCCGGGGTCAGGGTGCCACCAGCGGCGAAGTTGGCTGCGGGCTGCCATGCGGTGGTGACGGTACGGTCGATACCGGCGATCACGTTGTTGGTCAGGCGGACCCACGAGTCAATGTCGTCCACGTCGATGGTGGTGTTCTGCGGGGCGGTGTGCCAGACGGCGCGGGCGAGCTTTTGGAGGAAGGATGCGCCCCCGATTTCCAGCTTGACTTCGACGAGGTCCAGACCAGCGCTGCCACCACGGCCGAGGATGATGTCGGTTACCGGGATGGAGACGTTCTGGTAGTAAGGGCGCCAGACTTGGTTGGCCGGGACTACCGAGTCGACGACGGTGGTGTTTAGCAACTGGTCGCCGTAGTAGGGGCCACCGGTGGTCTCTTCGGCGGTTACGAGCGGGAAGACCAGTTCCGCTCCGTAGCGGATGTCCTTACCGTTGCGCATGAGCGCCCAGAAGACCGGCGAGGGCTTGAAGACGATGTCGCCGATTTCGCCGTGGATATATTTTTGCGCAATGGCATCAAGGGTGTTGATGAGCTGCGCTGTAGGTTGCTGTACGCCAGTTCCGACTATGCCTGCCATATGTGCTCCTCAATAGTTACTGCTCTACTCCTCCAGCAGCGATGCGCTGAATCTCGGGGTCCTGCATGGCCTTGTACAGGAGTTCTTTCATCGACTTGGGCTTGTCCTTAGGGTCGATAGGCGCCCTACGGGCGTCGGGCGCTAGGGCGCCAGGACGGGCAGCGCCTGCTGCTCGCGCGGCACGTTCGCCTTCTTTGCGGCCTTCTTCGCGGGCTTTCTTTTCGATGGCCGCTTGACGGTCGTTTTCCGTCAGCATGCGGGCCGCCTTGACGGGGTCGGGCAGGCCCCACTTGTCGGTAATTTTTTGTTCGCTGGCGTAGCGGACGAGGTCTTCAAGTTTCTTGTCTTTGGGGCGCGAGAGGTCGTCGAGTGCATCGTAGCCGCGTTGCCAGACGTAGTCGGTGACGAAACTGAAGCCGGAAGCGATGGCCGCTTCGAGTTGCTTGGACTTGGTCTCGAAGTTTTTGGTCGCAGTGTCGTAGGCGTCCAGCTTCTTCTTGAGGGCCTTCATGACCGGGTCGTTCCAGTCGATTTCACCTTCGGCGTCAATCGGTGGCTTGCCGTCCACGCCCTTGTCTTTTACCGACTCGTATAGGGCGAGTGCGTCGGCGCCGAGCTTTTGAGCTTTCTGGAATTCGGCTTCGGCCTCTTCTTGCCTGCGCTTTGCGGCGGCAGTGGTTTCACTGCCCTGCTTGTGGAAGGCACGCAGGTCCGCTACTGACACCTCGTCGTCGCCGATTTTGAACTTCATGTCGTCAGTGTATTTTGCATTCGCTACGAGGTCGCTTAGAGAGATTGGCATTAGGCTGGCCCTCCTATGGCCGGTCCTTGACCT